GACAACGGCAAGCCTAACCGCGCAAGGCGGAGCGTCTGCGTTCGCTGGTGTGGGCGGTAATGGGTCTTCGGTAACGGTCGCCACGGACATAGCTGGCGGCAACGCTGTCGATAAGACTGGCTGCGGTGGCGGTGGTGCTTATTCTGGATTATCAACAACTGGCGCAGCTGGCGGCAACGGAGCAGACGGATTAGTAAGGATTAAATACTATGGATAAATACGCAATTATAGAAGAAGAGATAATCGTAAACATTTTCATAGCGGACGAAGACTTCGTAGCCGCTAATTATTCAGACGCGATCATCTGTCCAGATGGCTTCGGTGTTGGCGATCGCTATAGCGATGGCAAATTCATGCGAGTCATGAATCTAATGCCAGTGGAAGAAGTGACCCAATGACTTATCCAATCGGAACAGCTGCGGCCGTCGTCGAAGTAGCACTTAAAGAAGTGGGCTACGTCGAAGAGCCAGAGAACATTACGAAGTTCGGAAAGTTTACTAAGGCTGATGGTCTGCCATGGTGTGGATCTTTCGTTAATTGGTGCTTTAATGAGGCGGGCGTAAAGCTTCCATCGATGGTCTCTACAGCTGCGGGAGCGCATAAGCTTAAAGAAGTCAGTCGATTTGTAACCGAAGATCCAAAGATCGGTGATCTAGCATTCATGGACTTTCCGCATGATGGAGTCGACCGTATTTCGCACATCGGAATCGTCGTAGGAGTTAAGGCCAAGACAGTTATTACGATCGAAGGTAACACTTCGGGAACTGGCGATCAACGTAACGGCGGAATGGTTATGATTAAAGAGCGAGCATTCGGGAGCGGTAAAGAAGTCGTAGGGTTCGGACGTCCTAAGTTCGTGGCTTACGCTGGCGATTATCCAGTCGTCGAAGTACCTACTCAATCGGCAGCGAAGCCGAAGATTAAGGAGAAGAAAGATGGAAAACTTAAAAGCTCTCTTAGCAAGCTGGGCGCGTAGCTTCTTAGCTGCGGCTATTGCGGTTTACATGGCTGGAGTTACAGATCCCAAGGCGATCGGCATGGCGGGCCTTGCCGCCGTTTTGCCCGTAGTCCTACGCTGGCTAAATCCAAAAGATTCAGCTTTCGGGTTACAGGGGAAGTGACTCGAAAACTACTCGCGGGAAGTCTGGCCTTAGTCCTTTCGGTCGGGCTTTCCGCGTGTGGTTATCAGGGTTGGGTTCGCTATGAATGCCAAGAATACGAGAACTGGTCGAAGCCAGAATGCCAAGAGCCACAGTGCGTCCCTACTGGAACATGTACTAGCGACGTCCTTGGAGAAGAAGCTCCACAGCCCAGCCCGTCGCCGTAGTCCAGAAGAAGTCCACGCGACTCTTATTCTTATTATCGGTTCGACCTTAGCGGCGGTCTTCTTGATCGTGACCCTTGGCATTACTTACGCGCTTATTTTCGTGACCCAGCCGATCGGTAATCAAGCTCCGAACGACGCAGCATTCATCGATCTTCTAAAGACTTTAGCGATCTTCCTAACTGGATCACTCGGCGGAGTTCTTGCGGGTAACGGACTAAAATCCAAGCCAAAGCCACTCGACACGCCGACAGCCACGCGGGAATCTTGACCTAAGCGCGTTCTTGCTTCACTCTTTACATCGGGAGCGCGAACGTCGTTCCCAGTATCGGGAGCAACAAATGAACGAACTATCTATCGTTATCTTCATGCTAGTAGCTGGGCTATTGTGGTCAGCGATGAGCTACTCAGTGGGTTACAAAGAAGGCCAGCGCGAAGGCTTTAAGCGCGGTCGAGCGGTATCACGTCACGCAGCTAAGGACGTGCGCTAATGAGCTTCTTAGACAATTACGAAGACGTCGCCGCCAGAATTGCGCGACTATGGGCTACACACCCTACAGCTAGAGTCCAGACGAACATCGTGGACTTTAACGCCGAGAAGGGTTACGTCCTTATCCAAGCCATGATCTTTCGTGAGTACGAGGATCTCCAGCCGTCGGCTACAGATTACGCATTCGGTAACGTGGCGACTTATAACGTCAACATGAAAAAGTTCTTCGTGGAAGATACTGTCACGTCCGCGATCGGAAGAGCCATAGGTCTCTTACTGGGAGCGGATAAACGTCCGACACGTCAGGACATGGAGAAGGTCGAGACAGTCAGCGCGAAGGTAGCTAACTCAACGGCAGACGATTACGATCCTTGGTCTAAGAAGTTCGGCGAATTGCCAAGCTACAAAACAGCCGAAGAAGCAGAGCAGAGCGGCATTCCCAGCCTTGGATCATCGATGGACGAGATAGCTAAACAGCTAGGCGGAGAACTAATGCCAGAAGCTCCACAATGCAGCCATGGACATCGAATCTTTAAGACGGGCGAAGCCAAGACGGGTAAAGCTTGGGGCGGCTGGTTCTGCGTCGAGAAGACTAAGGCGACACAGTGTTCGCCGCTGTGGTACGTCTTGGCCAGCGATGGCAAGTGGAAGCCACAGGTCTAAAGATGAGCGACTTAATCGAGATAATCTATCCGCAATCCATGACAGCCAAGCTTCTAGAGAATGGCGAAGTTATTGCAGAATACAAAGTCGAACAGTGCGACGGTTGCGCGAAGGTAAAGAAGTTAGATCCTTTCGGCTATACAAAGGGACAAGCTGGAGAGAAGTTAATCTGGCTCTGCGGTGACTGTAGATGAAGTTAAAGCCTACGATCGAGGATAAGGTCTTGGCTCATACTGTAGCTCTGGAACGAATAGCCCAGATCCAAGGCCAGCCAGACCATAACAGCCGCTACGACAGAGCTTTAGGCTTTCACGATTACGTTGCCCAAGTAGCCGAATCAATAGTCGCCGAGATCTTAGTCGCTCGCTATCTAGGTTATGTTGACTTCGATCCAAGGTCGTCACAGTTTAAGAAGACGGCAGATGTAGGAAGCTTCATCGAAGTAAAGTGGACGCGCTACGATTCTGGTCAGCTCATAATCTACGAGAATGATCGCCAGACGGACGTAGCGATTCTCGTCGTCGGAACTAGCCCAAATTACAGGTTAGCGGGCTGGATACCCGTAGCCATGGCTAAGCGGCCTAAGTATAAAAACTCCAAGCAGCCGACATGGTGGATCGACCAGAAAAACTTACAGCCTATCGAGAATCTTAAAGGGAGTAATTATGGACAAGCTGCGCTATAAGTGCCGAATGTGTAAAAAGGAGACAGAGCAGCTTATTCGTGTAATTACCGATAATCTTCCAGATAATGTAAAGACGATCCAGTGCTGCGTCTGCTCAACTATGACAGTGGCACTAATTGGAGAAGCTAATGGCGATTTATGAATACAGGTGTGAAGTGTGTAGTAAAGAGCTAGAAGTCCAGCGATCCATCGAGGACACACTGGCCAGAGATCCTTACTGTCCTAATTGCACAGTCCCGATGAAGCGCGTTTATTCGTTGGGTGGCATTGTGTTTAAGGGAAACGGCTGGGGCGGTAAGCCATGAAGTTATCCACAGACGTTATCCACAGGCTGTGCGCAACGCCCAAGAACACGCTCATTACACTGTTAAACTTGACAGCCTTGCTACGCTGTCATCGCGTTAAGCGAGCCGCTGAGGCGGATAGCTCGCTAAGGCGAATGAAGCTGTTAGGCCACGCCTATGCTTTAGCGGCATTGATTACACTAATAAGCATTCCAGAAGCAACAGCTAAGAACTATTCTGTAGATCATCTAAAGCTTTACGCACATTCGAGGATTCTTGATTACAAAGAGTTCCAGTGCTTTAATCGAATCATTACTAAAGAATCCAGATGGTCTTACACAGCTAAGAACGGAAGCCATTACGGTCTAGGTCAAATGCGCTCGCAGCATTACAGAGATCTCGATCCATTCAGACAGATAGACGCTACTCTTAAATACATTACGAATCGTTACGCTACGAACTGTAAAGCTTGGGCATTTCATCAAGAACGGAACTATTACTAATGACTCTACACTCACAGCGTAAGAGTAACTCGACACAGTGGAAGAAGCTTAGGCTTCGGATACTTAATCGCGATGGTTGGATCTGCTATTGGTGTGGACAAGAAGCCAACACGTGCGACCACGTGATCCCAGTAGCTAGGGGCGGTTCAGATGATCCCGATAACCTAGTCGCTGCGTGTAAACGGTGTAACTTTAGTCGTCAGGATCGACTTCCAGAGGAGATGGATTTAGCGAAGAAAAAGGTAGGCGGTGTTTTTTTTGATGGGAGTTCCACCGCCACTCTCTCCCGAGGTCTTCTTTCACCACCAAACGACTCGATAAAGCATGAATAGCCACGCAGAAGACCCAAAAGGACACCAAGAGCCTCAAACTGGCTTAGATCGGCCTACATCGGGTTTAGAGAGAACTACAGGACTCTATCTAGGCTCTCCGACTCCCAGAATCCACTCTAAACTCGTAGATTTACCGTCACGCGGGCAAGAATTGATCGACTTCGCCGAAAGTATCAAGCTTCCGCTTCTACCTTGGCAAAAGTTCGTCGCCATGGAAGCTCATCGCGTAAAGCCAGATGGGAGATGGCATTCGCCCCTAGTCTGCGTCGTCGTAGCCAGACAACAAGGTAAGACTACGCTCATGAAAGTAAGGGCATTAGCTGGTCTCTTCTTATGGCAAAACGGACTCCAGATCGGAACAGCTCATCGACTTACTACATCGCTGGAGACATTCCGAGACATCGTTAACATGATCGAAGAGAACGAACATTTAGCCAGACAAGTAAAGCGAATCCGCTGGGCGCATGGATCAGAAGAGATCGAGCTTAAATCCGAGTTCGGCGGCGGTCGGTACATGGTTAAAGCTGGCGGCTCAGCTGCTCGCGGTATCTCCAAGCCCGAAACCGTTTTCGTCGATGAGACCCGCGAACTAAAAGACGAGTCGACATGGGCTTCGCTGCGTTACACGATGATGGCCGCTAAGAATCCGCAGCTCTGGACACTCAGTAACGCGGGAGACCAACATAGCCTAGTCCTTAATTCTCTACGCGAGCGCGGAATGAGCGCAGCTAAAGGCGACGACATCGCTTACTATGAATGGTCATCGAACTACGAGAAGATCGACGACACTCCCGCATTCTGGAAAGGTGCGGCGATGGCTAACCCAGCACTCGGGCACACAGTCCACATCGATAACATTCGGGCCGTTCTAAACGATCCGCCAGATGTCGTAAAGACGGAAGTCTTATGTCGCTGGGTCGCTACGATCTCAGCTGCTATTCCAGCCGAAGAATGGAATCAGTGTGGAGAAGAAGGCTTAGAGCTTGATCCAGAAAAGACGACTTGGCTGGGTATCGATGTAAGTCCGAATCGTCGCGACGCCGCATTAGTGGCGGCCCAACAAATCGACGACGAAAGATTCTTCGTAAAACTTCTTCACACTTGGCATAATCCGATCAACTTGGACGATAAAGCGATCGCTAACGACATCGCTCCTTATGTCAAACAGTATCCAGTCGAGACAGTGGCTTATTCTAAGAGAACGGCTTCGGCTATAGCTGCGCGGTTAGTTCCAGCGGGTATCCCGATCTCAGACATCGACGGCGCACTGTATGGCCAAGCTTGCGACGAATTGTTAGGAGCGATCACATCGAAAAGATTACGGCACGACCCGAAACAGACAGAGTTATCCAAGCAGATCTTATCAGCTGCGAGACTTCCGTTCGGAGATGGTGGCTGGACTATCGGGCGGAGAGCTTCTCAGTCGACTGTCTGCGCGACGGTTGCGACTGCACTTGTCACGCATTACGCGACACGCCCACCGATGGATCTTGACATCATGGTCGGATAGCGGTATCGCACTCTCGTAGAATTGCGACATGGGATTATTCGATCTATTCGTTCCGAAGGTTAACGCTGCGTCTCCAGCTTCTATCAGTATCGACGCGGCGGAATCACTGTACCCAGTTAACACTCTTAACTCTCTCGGCGGCTATTACTTCATGGGTAATCAGACCGCTACTCGTACGGAAGCGATGGGCGTTCCAGCTCTAGCTCGCGCGCGTAACATTATCTGTACGACTCTCGGCTCGTTCGAAATGCACACTCGCAACATCGCAACAGGCGAGAAAATGCAACAGCCAAGAGTTATCAATCAGCCAGATCCGCGAATCGCGGGTTCTGCGTTCTGGTCATGGTTAGCCGAGGACATTCTGTTCTATGGTTACGGCTACGCGCGTGTTATGCAACGATACGCCGACACTGGACGAATTCAGGCGATGGAAAGAATCGATCCTCTTCGCGTAACTGTTACTACTAACGGCAACGGAACAGAGATCGACGGTTATTCTGTCGATGGAACAGTAATCGATCCGAGCGAATTGGTCGTCTTTACTGGACTCGATGAAGGAATTTTAAATCGCGCTGGCCGCACAATTCGCGCAGCTTCAGCGTTGGAGAAAACAGCTTATGACTTCGCGATAAATCCTAATCCACAGACAATCTTAAAAAACTCTGGCGTAGCACTTCCGAAAGATCGTGTAGCTGCACTTGTCGCAGCATTTAAGAATCGTACTTCTAAAGCTGTTACATTCTTAAACGGCGATGTATCTATCGAGACTGTCGGTTATGATCCTAAGAATCTACAGCTTAACGAAGCTCGCGGATACCTGGCTCTCGAATTGTGTCGCGCTGCGGGTCTTCCAGCTTACTTCGCAAGTGCAGAGCCTAATAGCTTTACTTATTCGAATGCAGTTAGCGAACGCCGTTCATTAGTAGATTATTCGCTGCGTCCACTTATGACATGTATCGAGCAACGAATGAGCCTTAGTGATTTCACTCCACTAGGACAAGATGTTAAGTTCGATCTAGACGACTTCTTGCGTGGCAATCCTTACGAGCGCGCGCAAGTTTACGAAATACTTAATCGAATCGGCGCGATGTCGATCGAAGAAATCCGCGAAGAAGAGGATCTACTTCTATGAAAATCACTACACCAATGAACATAACAGCGGCAGACTCTAACTCTCGCACAATTAGCGGGCGTATCGTCGCATTCGAAGAAGCTGCTAACGCTTCTACTGGGAAGGTCGTCTTCGCAAAAGGTTCGATCGCTCCAGCTAGTGTAAAACTTAATTTAGAACACGATCGCACTCGTCCAATCGGAAAGACTATGGACATGACATTAAACGAAGATTCGATCGACGCAGTCTTTAAGATTACGAACACTACAGCGGGAACGGACGCGCTGGTCGAAGCGATGGAAGGTCTACGCGATGGGTTCTCTATCGAATTAGCCGTCGATGATTACATCATGCAGAAAGACGGAACTATGCGCGTTCTTGCTGGAGAATTAACTGGCGTCGCACTCGTTACAGAGCCAGCGGTTCGCTCAGCTCGCGTCAGTGAAGTAGCTGCAACAGAAGGCGAAGAAGCCGAAGAACTTTCCGATTCCACAGTGGAAGAGGAAGTAACACCAACAACAGAAGGAGACGAAGTGGACAACACCGTCACAAACGCGGAAACCGTCGAGACGGTCGAAGCTGCTCAGTCA